TAGTTATTATCTGCACGATGAAGATTATATGGATCAACTAAGTAACCGTCACTGGCGAGGCTTGGTTATGTTGAATGATGTTAAGGACGGTAGCTTTGATGAGATGCTGTTGTCCATTGACTACCTTGAAAGGAAGTACAGTGAACAAGTGTAATATGTGCTTCTACGCACTAATGGATAGGGACTTAGAAGCTCCGTGTATTACCTGTACCGGATACTCTAACTTTGTAAAAGGAGATTTGTATATGACACCTAGTCACTCAGCGCAACCTCTCAAGGAAGCTATTGATGATTGGTTTGAGAAGACTAATGGCGTTGCTTCTGAGGACTTCTGGGTATCGTATAAAGGCATCACCCACGATCCAGTGGAGAAGCCTAAGCACTATATGCTGTTTGAGGAAGAAGGTATTGAAGTACGGGATGTCGTTCAGAAATTAGTTAATAAGTTCGATGAAGAAGCGGTGCATATGTTTTATAGTCATATGTTCATTGCCGACTACGTACAAATGATGCAATACCTGATGCGCTTCATGGACAAGAATGGCCTAGAGGACTTGAAAAAAGCTCGATGGTATTTGGATAAGATGATTGATGACTATGAATCTGACGTTTGAAGAGCTTAAAGAGAAGCTTCAACGTATTGATGAAGTCACGCTGTTGGAGCTGCTTAATATCCACAGCGATGACATCATCGAGCGCTTTGAAGATTACATTGAAGATAAACAAGAACAACTGATGAGAGAAATTTACTGATGCGTAACCTGCTAACAAAGAAGACAACATACACCTTCGACTATCCAGAGGCTCTGGCCTTTGCGGATAAACAGAATGGTGTGTTCTGGACATTTGATGAGATTGATTTGGAAAAAGATGTACACTCAATTCTTACCGACTTTACTCCTGCTGAACGCCATGGTGTTACTACTTCACTCAAGCTCTTCACCAAGTACGAACGTATTGTTGGTGATGAGTATTGGTCTGGTACTGTTAAACCTAACTTCCAGCATCCTGATATTGGCTTGATGGCTGATGCCTTCTGCTACTTTGAAAGTAATGTCCATGCTCGCTTTTATAACCGCATCAATGAACTACTTGGATTGGCTACTGAAGAGTTCCATCAATCTTGGCAGTATGATCCTGTACTGGCTAGCCGTGTCGGGTACTTGGATGCTATTGCTGGTAGTCGTGATATTCCCCTTTCCTTGGCTGTCTTCTCAATGATGGAAGGCTGTATCCTGTACTCTAGCTTTGCTTTCCTGAAACACTTCCAGAGTAACGGTAAGAACAAGCTGAGTAACCTCGTTGCAGGTATTAACTTCTCCGTGCGAGATGAGAATATCCACCACGAAGCAGGTGCTTGGTTGTTCCGCACCTACATGGAAGAGAACAAGCTGGATAAGGAATGGATGAGGGAGCGCATTAATGTTGCAGCGAAGGCTCTGGTGGATCATGAACATCGCATTGTTGACCTGTTGTTCTCTCACGGGGACATTGAAGGTATCAACGCTACAGCCATGAAAGCCTTCGTCAATGCACGAGCTAACATATGCTTAGGCAATTTGGGCTTTGACAGTATCTTTGATGAAACTGGTGATACAATCTCTGAGTGGTTCTACATTGGTATCAGTACCTCTGTTATACACGATTTTTTCGCTAAGGTTGGCAATTCTTATAATCGTAAATGGAATGAAAAGGGCTTTACATGGTAAACACACCAGTGTTGGAAAATAAGTATGAATTCCTGAGTGCAGAGCGTAAGCGTCTGCAACAACAAGGACTTCTGCCTACTTGGTATCAAACCGGAGGATGGGGACTGTTCAAGAGTAAGTACATGGAAGGCTCAACAAGCTTTAAGAACCGTGTAGAACAGATCGCTGCTACGGCAGCTAAACATGCACCTAAAGACGGAGTAGATTGGTATGCAAAGTTCGTTGAAGTTATTTGGAACGGCTGGCTTAGTCCTTCAACGCCTACATTGGCTAACTTGGGCACTACTAAAGGGATGCCTGTCGCTTGTAGTGGTCAGTACATTGGTGATTCTGTTGCTGACTTTTATGGTGAACTACTTGATACTGCTGTGCTCACTAAGAATGGCTTTGGTACTAGCGGGTATCTGGGTGACATTCGACCACGGGGCTCACAGATCGCCACTGGTGGCACGGCTTCGGGAGTCTTACCAGTCTTTCAAACCTTCGTAGATGCTATGAAGCGAGTGACTCAAGGGGTTGCTCGTCGAGGAGCTTGGGCAGGTTATCTTCCTCTTGACCATCCTGACTTTAACGAGTTGGCTGACTGGGTGAAGAATAACCCTGATGATGCTAACGTAGGTTGGACGGTCAGTAAAGACTTCATGGAGTCATTGGACAGCGGTCATCCTGAAGCTATTGAGCGTTATCAGAAGGCGTTGAAGCTGAAGATGTTGACAGGTAAGGGTTACTTCTTGTTTACCGATAAGGTCGCTGAAGCCCGCCCTGATATGTACAAGGCCCATAACTTGGATGTTAAAGCCTCTAACCTGTGTACGGAGATCATGCTGCACAGTGGTGAGGAAGAGACATTCACCTGTATCTTGGCATCAATGAACTTGGAGAAGTATGATGAGTGGAAAGACACGGATGCTGTATTTACTGCGACAGTATTTCTTGATTGTGTTACTAGTGAGTTCCTGTCGATGGCTGCTGGCAAAAGAGGCTTTGAAAAGGCAGTGGCGAGTACTGAAAAGAGCCGTGCGCTAGGCTTAGGTGTCTTGGGTTGGCACTCGTTGCTGCACAAGAAAATGATTCCTTTTGAGAGCTTCACAGCTCGTAAACTTAACGTGGAGATATTTGATGGACTTAACAAGAAATCAGCAGAAGCAAGCCGGTATCTCGCAGAGCAGCTTGGAGAGCCTGAGTACTGCAAAGGGTACGGATTGCGCAACACTCATCGACTGGCTGTCGCACCAACCATGTCAACCTCTCAGCTCATGGGCGGAGTATCGCAAGGCATCGAACCTTTTATTGGCAACGTATTTGTCCAACAAGGCGCAGGTGGGGAAACAATCCGAGTAGTGCCTGAGCTGCTGGAGATCATGAAGCGTGAAGGTGTGTACAGTCGTGAGACATTGCTTGAGATTGCAAGTCACGATGGTTCTATCCAACACGTTACATGGATGACTGAGGCTGAGAAGGAAGTATTTCGTACAGCGTTTGAGATTGACCCTTACGTCATCTTGAACCAAGCGTCTGAGCGTCAGTTGTATATCTGCCAAGGTCAATCTATCAATCTGTTCTTCGGTGCAGATGATCCAGAGGAACATATCTCTGCTGTCCACAAGGCAGCGTTTAAAGATCCTCTTATCTTGAGTCTATATTACATTCGTACAAAGGCAGGCGTAAGTGCCAGCTCTGGTGAATGTGTTGCCTGTCATGCTTGATGTTTAAATCAATAAGAGAAGGATACTGAATGAAAATTGAAGTATATAGCAAGGAGAATTGTCCTGCATGTACGGCTCTGAAGGCTCGCCTGAACAAGGATGGCGAAGCCTTTACAGAGATCGTAGTAGGTGTTGACCTGTCTCGTGAGGACTTCCTTGAGAGGTTCCCACAGGTACGTCAGATGCCTCATCTAGTGTTTATCAACGAAGCTTAACCAAGGAAGTATTAATGGCAACTAAGCAAATGAACCGAGCTATTCCAGCTAAGGAGTTGACTCCTCGTGAGAAGGTAAGTAACAGTCTGAAGTTGAAGCTGGATGACATGACAGTCATTAAGCCTAAGACTGAGAAGCAGATGGACTTCTTTGAGGCGTATCAGGCCAGTAACTACTTCATGGCATTGCATGGTGTAGCAGGTACAGGTAAGACATACATTGCCTTGTACAAAGCTTTGGAAGAGGCTATGGATCGTAACAATCCCTTTAACAAGGTGACTATCATCCGTAGTAGCGTTCAAGGGCGTGACATGGGCTTCTTGCCGGGAGATGCAGATGAGAAGATGGAGGTGTATATCCAACCCTATCGTCAGATCTGTAGTGACCTGTTCAAGCGTAAGGATGCTTGGGATCGGCTGGTTGAACAAGGACACATTGAGTTTGTGTCTACCTCGTTCATCCGGGGTACTACCTTCTCCAACAGCATCATTGTCGTGGATGAAGTTCAGAACATGACCTTCGAGGAGCTGGATACCATCATTACCCGTGTTGGTGACAAGTCCAAGATTATCTTCTGTGGTGACTACCGACAGACTGACCTAAAGAAGAAGGATGACAAGAGCGGTATCCTGAAGTTCTTTGACATTGCAGGCTTGATGAAGGAGTTCATTCGTATTGAGTTCCACATTGAGGATATTGTTCGTAGTTCACTTGTTAAGAACTACATTATTGCTCGTGTTAAATATGAGGATGGTGAATAATGGCTAAAGCTAACGAAGGAATTGAAGAACTAATGATGATGATGCCAGAGCAGAAGGGTCTTATCCGTACCATCACTCAGCAGATGAATACTCATCTGGTATTCTTGGATGAAGATATTACTTCTCCGGGTAACTACCGTGATGTCATTCACTGCTTGGCTACGTGCGGTGAGAATGATAATGTTAATATTCTTATCAACAGTTCTGGAGGACGTACTGATAGTGCATGGGCTATTATTGAAGCCATGAAAGGATGCCGAGGAGATGTTTCTGTAACAGTCCTCGGAGCTGCTTATAGTGCTGCATCAATGATTGCTTGTATGGCTGATGAATGCTATTTTGCTGAGAGTTCTGAGATGATGTTGCACACAGCACATTATGGATCAATCAATACTGTACCTAACGTTAAGACTCAAGTAGACTTCACTACAAGACAGATGAACCGTTTGCTTGAGACTTGCTACAAAGGATTCTTATCGGACAAAGAGTTGGAAGAATTGAAGAATGGCAAAGAATTTTGGTATTCAGCTGAAGAAGCGCAGGCTCGTATGGTAAAAAGGCATCGTTACTTGGCAAATAGACATAAGCCCAAAAGACCTAAAAAGGAAGTAAATGATTCTACCGGAAATTAAATTATGTTCTAAATGTAAGCAGGAGAAGAGTGCTTCTGCCTTTCATAAATGTTCTAAATCTGCTGATAAACTACAGTCAAAATGTATTGAATGCGCTCACTTAGCTTATTTAGCTAATAACGAAAAGAGGCTTGCATATAAAAAGGAGTATTATGCACAAAATCGAGATAAGATTTTAGCTACTGAACAAAAGAGGTATAAAGAACAGTCAGAAAGATTAAAACAGAAAGCTAGGGATTTTAGAAAAAATAACCCGGATAAGCACAATGCTTCAAATGCTGCTACAAGAGCTGCTAAGCTACAAGCTATTCCGCAATGGTTGGACAAAGAAGATAAGTGGATGATTCAAGAAGCTTATTCTTTAGCTCAACTCCGGACACGCTTGTTTGGATTCGAATGGCACGTGGATCACATTGTTCCTTTAAGAGGTAAAACAGTATGTGGCCTTCATGTTCCATGGAATCTTCAAGTGATTCCTGCTGCGGATAATTTGAGTAAAAGCAACCAATTTGTAGAGTAAACGAAAAAGGCCACTAGAGCGTAAACTCTAGTGGCCTTATCTGTTTGTACTTACAACTTTTGATTGTGTAGTATAGTCAACACAGCAGCGATACCGCCTGCAATCCACAGGATAGGTTTAGCTACCTTAGCTACCCAATCAAGGACTGTGAAAGCCCCTTGAGCAGCATGGAAAGCAGATACCATGTCCTCTGTATCTGTCGCTACCTTATCTACCTTAGCTTCTACCGCTATCAGCCTCTCGTAGATTTCGTTATGTGATACTTCCTGTTGTTTCACTTCTTTGTCCTAAGTTCAGTTATCTTTTCAAGACTCCGTGAACCGAAGTAGGCTCCGAAGATCAACATACCCCAGTTACCCAAGAGAGTGACATAGGCTTCGTTAGCGTTGTAGCCGTAGGCAGACATCATAGCAAAGGTAAAGTAACCAGAGAAGATAGCGATTAAAGACAGTGGACGAATATTCTTGGACAGCCAAGAGTCACTCGCCATGTCTGAAGTCCACCTACCAGTTACGTTCTCCTGCTCAGTCTTGAACAGCTCAGTATCATTGGCCATCTTAGCAAGCTCACCGTCCTGAGCCATCTGTGCCAGCTTCAGTTGAGCTTCAGCCTTAGCAGTTGGATCAGGGATGAGCTTGTCAATCAGCTTACCACCGATACCTAGTAGTGATTCTAAGATCATATGTATTTGCTCCTGTGCAGCTCAAGGTGCGGATAATCTTTGAAAGACACCCAATCGCCACCACTAACGATAGGAATGTCAAAACCCTTAGCGATAGCTTTGATGTGATTGATCACTGGAATAAAGTGTTTTGCATCCCATGAGATTGTACCATCTACGAATACAGCAATATCCACAGCTTTCCCTGTAAGATGCCTACTGTTCATCGTTTGAGACTTACCCGCATCAAAGAGTTCCTTTTGGCGCTCTCTGGTGCGTAAGCCTTCAGTGATGGAGAAGTCCAAAGGAGACCCTTTGATGGCCTCCTCTATCACTTTCACTAGGTCAGGATGGACTCCGATTAGACGTTCCTTAGATTTGTTTCCGAATGAGAATGTCATTATTTACTCCTGTTGACTCGAAAACAAACCTTCTCTGAAAGCAGTACGAGTTTTTGGCCCTTGCTGTTTACGGGAAGTATCTGCTCTAGGTTTACGAAGACTTTCTTCCATGTCTTCAGCCACACTTAACATGCGTTCACGATTAGCAATAGCTTCTTGATAAGCCCTTTGATTAGCAGCTCGTTGAGCAATTGCATCATAAGCAGCAGCCTTTTCACGGGCCTTTTGAGCAGTCTCAGCTACCCATCGACGGTCAGTAATCTTAGCAGCAACTTCTTTATCAGAAAGAGATTTGAAACCCGGAGCAACTTCTGAAATATCAACACGGGTTCGATCCCATGCTACTTTTTCTGCTGCCGTAAAATCAAACTTCTTGCCTTCAGTGACTTTAGTAGCTGCTGATTCCAAAGAAGAACCAAAATTACTAAAGGTTTCAGGCGTTGCTCCTTTAAGACCTTTTGAAATTTCAGGAGCGCCTGTTAAAGGATTAATTTGAAGCTCCACCGCACCTTTAGTAGGCTGTCTTGCTGCTGCTTCTGCCGCTGCTGCTTGTTGCTCAGCTTGTTGTCCAAGAGTACGTGACATTTGAGCAGCCCTTTGACGCTCAGTTGCCAACGTCTCCATAGTGCCCCCTCGTCCCAACTGCAATAAACCTCCTGTTTCAGGCCCAACAAAGGTAGCACGGGGAGGATATTGGTTTGGCTGCATTACAAAGTTAGGACGATATGGTCCTTCTCCGGGCATTAATACTTCCACAGGAGCTTGATAAGGAACAAGAGCCCTCTCGTTAGGAACAGGAGGTTGCATAGCTGCTGCTACTTGGTTCACGGGTATCCGAGCATCCCTCAAATTCAAGCCTGATTGATACTCAGGATTAACCATTCTACGGGCAGCTAAAGACTGTGCTGTTTCTCCTAAGCCTGCGCCTAGAACAGAACCCAAAGCAGCACTGACATAATCACCACCAAGAGCATACCCGGTCAATCCACCTAGTGTACCCGAAGCTCCTGTTCTTCCTATCCTTGCAGGAGTGAACTCAGGAGTGGCTCTCTTAGTAAAGACATCAGGGAAGTTACCTGCTATTTTACCAAGAGAAGCAATATCGCCAGTTAGTGTATTATCTTTAGATGTTATACGGCTAAGTTTATTAACATCAATCATGCCTGTGTTAAAATCAGTAGCTCCTTCGTAGGCATAAGACTTTGCCATCTTCTGTCTTGCATCCCTAAATTGAGCCACCAACCGAGGGTTTGTGATATTAGCTTCAATTGTAGATTCTAAGACGTTAGCGATAGCAAGGTTAGTATCAGCCCAATCCAATGCTGCTAAATCTGCACTCTTATTATTATATACTTTCCGGGAGCGATTACGCAAAGTCTGGATATTCTTTAACAGTTCAGCTCCTGTCAAACCTGTTTCAAGTTTCTTGCCAGCATCGTCAATAACAGCATTAATAGCTTTTGAGAATTTCTCAGAGCCAATAATAGATGCATCAGGACGCAATCCATTTAAATCAGCACGAACATTATCATCAGCAACTATTGTGGGTAGCTTCTTGATTTCATTATAAGGTTGAGCTACCTGAGCACGGGCAGTACTAAAGGGGTCTTTGCTGGTTAGTTGCGTTGTCAGTGGAAGATCAAGTTCAGCTAATCCTACTTTTCGTATCTGATTCTTATTAGCTTGAGCAGTGGCATCTACGCCTTTTTCTCCCGCAATGGCTGAAAGAATTTTAGGACCGACTGTTGGCTGGATGTCTTCAGGACGTAAAAAGATTCCCAATCGTTGTGCTTCTTGTGCTGCGTCAATTTGGGGGCCTCTTTCGTAATCCTTCAGAGAAGCTGCCTCTTTGCGTTTCTGTAGTTGCTGTTCAATAGGCATTGTGAGGCCAGTGACTGCTTTATCTACTAAAGGAGCAGTAACTGTTGTAACAGCTTTGGCTACAGGTTTAGCCACTACAGGAGCAGCTATTGAAGCAGTGCCCAAATAACTTTCTACGTCAGCTTCAGGCAGTCCTGTTTTATCAGCTATCCATTTAGCTCCTTTTTGGAAGTTCTGTCCGATGAAATCCATCACCTTACGACCGGCTTCTTGTTGATACTCAGGAGTTCCTGTCACACCTAGCACTTTACCGAAGGGTTGATCTACAGCACTTACTACTTTTTCAGTGGCTGCTTTAGCTTCTTCAGGAGAACGTCCCAATCGAGCTAAAGGATAACCCACCATTTGAACTGCGGCAGGAAGAATACCTCCTACAGTTACATCAGCAAGAGAAGCTAAACCTCTTTTTAAATTTTCTCCTACTGACGTAGAGGCAGGCTGTACTTGTGTCTTCTTCACTCCTAACTGAGCGTAAAACTGATCTTTTGGAATATCCGAATAGAACTTCGAGTGGAAAGAATCGGCAAGTTGTGTATCCGACAAATCATTGTACTGTGGATACTGCTGTCGGATTTGTTCAATTGTTGCCATGTGTTTCCTTATTAGTTACGCCGAATGTTTAGAGGATCGTTATTAACAGAAGGTGCTGACCCTCCGGGAATTTGAGAAACCGCAGAAGCAGGAGCAGCTCCTAAGTTCTTAAATGTCTGCCCATACTCATAGTTAAAATCAGTTTTATACCTTTCTTCTTTAGGCATTTTACTCATTCTTTCATATGTCACGGTACTAGCAGTTGCTTCCTTCTTCACATCTTTCAACAAGCGAATAATTGTATCCCACTCTTGAACGGAAGAAGGCTTACTTGCCAACAACTGTTGCAATTCAGCATTAGACTGACTTCCGGGGAAGTCACGAGCAATCGTACGCACCAGTTGAGCAGTTACACTATTCAGGTATTCTGTGTTAGACAATTTGGCTGTGTCTACAGGAACGCCCATGTAAGAAGCAGCTTTGCCCAGCTGCAACGCAGCATTAGCAAAACTACCTGTGAAGGTGTTAGGCAACGCTTTCTCTACTGCGTCTAGCTTAGGAATAAGGGCAACTTGGTTCTTATATAAATCGCCTGCTTTAGACCAAGCTTCTCCAGCAGATTTAGCATCTGCCTGTGCTCCAAACTTCTCAAGAACACCTCCAATACCTAGGTCGATTTTCGGAGCGGTAGCAGTTTTCTTAGTAACATCTTCTTTAAACAAAGCAGCATTAACTTGAGCAACTTGTTCAGGAGTATATCCACCATAGTTAGATTTTTCGCCAAATTTAAGCTCAACCGCTTTAGCAATAAAATCAGGCTGAGGCTTGGCAAACTTATCAATAGCTTCAAGTTGGCCTTTACCTTGCACATAGTTAGCAATACTTTCAGTAGTATACTTT